AACTCCAAACTGGTATTCCATCTGACAATACTTGTACCACACTTTCTGGAGTGTTTACTAGATTAACTTTCTGAAATTCATTGTTACACATAGCAGCATATAAATTCTGTGCATATGCATCACTGGATCTTACCTTCTCTAGAATCCAATCAGTGCTACACAAATCATATTCCATGTTGTTTTTCTTCCAGTCATCATTCTCTTCGTTACTACGATGTCTTTCATCTATTAGATTGAAATAATCAAGCATAGCTGCTACATTACTACTATTTTCTGCGGTTTTTCCCTGCTCAGCCATATTCGCTAGATATCTTTCTTTTTGAAAAGTATTACGATGTGGGCTGCGGCTTAATTTAGTTAGCATACCAAATTTCCTTAAATCCTTCGGTTTCTGATGGAATTTCATAATTATCAATCATTGATGATACAGCACTCCATGGAATATTTTTTCCAATTCTATTGGCCAATCGCTGCTTCAATTCGCTAGTAGACGGAGTTTTGAATGTAACGGCAATATGATAGTAATCTGGCAACATCTTAAATTTCTTTTTGCGACTGTTGACAGTTGTTGAGGTTTGATCCCAAATAACATCCAGTTCACGCTCACGAGCGTTGACTACATCTTGTGTCATTAGCTTGACGGCAGTGGGCATATATTCATCAAATACTTCACTGTATGTTTTTCCTACCGCAGCAGCATATTTTTCAACATGAGCATCAGTAGATACTATCACACAATCATTTAGCCAAGTTTGTGTTGCAATCCAGGTGGACTTACCACTACCCGGGACTCCGACTAATTGATAACATGTTGGCATTACCAATTCTCCACACTTGATACCACGATCTCAAAAGTTCCCTCTATGTCATTGACGACTGTTTGTACTTTCATTGTAACTTCTGCACCAATGCCGCTGATGTTATCAGAGTATAACTCAAATACTTGAGCATTTGGAAACTTTTCAATTAATTCACCAATTTTTTTGATGTCATCACGATGTAGAAACATTGTTCTTGCTCCTTAAGTAATTGCGATATTCTTCTTGCCATCTATGCTCCGCCGGCGGCTCATATGGCAAACTCAATTCTTCCATCATTAGTCGCATAACACGAGTATTAGGACTGCGAAAGCCCTCTACCAACATAAATCCCATCTGTTCACCGACAGTAGCTACCGCGCCACTACGACTAACCCCCGCATAGCAGTGTACTACTACATTAATATTTTTGTCAAGTGCATGACGCAATAATCTAACCAATTCTTTGGCCTGTTCTGTGCTAATAAACATTTCTGGATCATCAGCCTCGTCACCATCCTCAATATCCAAGAATTCGAAATGGTGTGTTTCCTTGAATTCATGTTTTGGTTCTGGACGCCAACTAGCGGGATCTGTTATTTGGATCAGCATAGAGTTTGGTCCAGCATCGTGATGGAATCTTAGCGGTATATCAGCCGCTGCTACATTTTCAATCCAGGGCATTTTTATTTCCTATTGTTAATCTCTTACTTACTACTGTATTTCCAGTCTACTACCTGCCAGTATCCTTCAGAATATTCTTCAATCTGACCCATGGCATTTATTCTAATATCCCCGTGAACATCAGTTGTTCTATTCAATAATACTACACTATGTTCTACTGTGTCAAGTTTGCTATCTTCCATATTTTTATTCTCCATCATAACTATTTACTGCACTATTCAAGCACACAATATTATTGTGTACTTAAGTACATACAACGATATCTAATACAATCTTAAATAATCAAAAGGATATAAAACATGAGCAAAGATCGTGAATTATTACAACGATATCTTCAAATTATAAATGAAGCTACTACTGTTATTGCAGAAAAATGGGGAGTTAGTGGTGCTGTTAATCCCAGTGAGCGCGGAAAGTATGCTGGAAAAACAAAACAAGAATTATTGCGAGCATACAATGCACTTAAAAGAAGCGGCCCACATTCAAAAGATAGTAAAGAATACGGAAGAATGCGCGAACTGGCATTTGCTATCCGTGCAAAAAGTAGTTGGGGTAAAGTTGCGGAAGAAGATTATCGCAATGAATAACCATGAGTTGCTGCGAATATATAACTCTTACAGAATTAGGAGTAGGATCAATATTCGTCAAATACAGTGATATCATTAGCATAGAGCTTACTGGTCCATGTGCTAGTCGCATAACACTTAGCAATGGTTACACAAAAATCGTAGCAGAAGAACCATGTGAGATTGTTCGTATCATCACACGAACTAAAAAATTATGCGAAAATTGATAGTTGGTGCCCCAACCTGGTTACGATCCAGGGTCTCCGCATTACCAATACGGTGTACTACCATTGTACTATAAGGGCGAAAATTGTTTGGCTACTCTCACCACAAGAGCCCCAAACTGAGTGGTTACCCTGTCCACAAGAGCTTATCTAGGTCTGCCCTTGAACTCCCAGCAATGTTACGAGTCGCCCATGTAACGCGGGCCTCAGCAGCAGATTGCTTCGCCGACATCTTTATGGCATGATGTGTTTGCCCACTTTTGTTAACGCTCAAAGTGTAACGCGGGGATTGGAGCGGGTAGTCGGGGTCGAACCGACGACATTTTCCTTGGCAAGGAAACATTCTACCACTGAATTATACCCGCAGTATTACTATTATTTACTATTTTCGTTCACTATGCAAATATTTTGGTGGACAGAGTGGGATTCGAACCCACGGACCTCTTTCGAAGCCGACAGTTTTCAAGACTGTTCCAATAAGCCGGACTCTGGCACCTGTCCTATAAATATGGTGGACCCGGGGAGGATCGAACTCCCACTAAAGGCTTGCAAAGCCCCTGTGCTCCCATTATCACTACGAGCCCACGTTGTTCGTTAACACACTACTTATCACATTGTACACCGTGTGTCATGGTGAAGTTTGGCGTCCCGTTACGGAGTCGAACCGCAAATATGCCGAAACTCTATCGTAATGATAAATAAACATGAACCATAAGATTGTTTACTTGGAACTAAACAATCAACCACACGAGGAGTGATGGCTGTCTGGTTCGCAAGTATTTATAACGAGGAGATTCACATGAATTATAAATCACCACTGTGCTCATGTATAGCATGTCACGAAATAAAGTCCGCTAAAGGAATAAATTGTCATTTTTTGACTATGCACACTGATGCAGAAACTAAAAAACGTCTGGTAGGACGAGAGAATAAAAAATCTCCAAACATGTCCAAACAGAAAGAAAAATGTGAACAAGACAGATTAGTATCATTTGAGAGATATCTGATATCTCCTAATCAATGTAAGTGTTGTAATGCGATATTATCGTATGATAAAAGAAAACAGAAATTTTGTGGACGTTCTTGTTCCGCATCTTATAACAATTCTAATCGTGATGAAACGATTAAAAATAAAACGATAGCGACTTTGAAAAATACTATCGCCACAAAATCTCAAATTAAAAATCAATTTGGAGTTTTTAATAGACGCACATCGTTTACTCCAGATGGTCCATACACTAAAATTTACTTATGTATATGTAAATATTCTGGGCAGAAATTTTATTCTGCAACTGTAAAAACCGTTCATCCAAATTTGACTATCTCTAAAGAAAGATACAATTATGCCTGCAAATTTACATTTGGAATATCAAATTACACAGAATGGTTCTCTACTGCAAGCGAACTGATAAGAAAACACGGATGGTATTCCACTCCTGGTTCACGCAAAGGAACAACAAATTTAAATGGAATCAGCAGAGATCATCTTTATTCGGTGCATGATGGCTGGATAAATTCTGTTCCACCGCACATATTACGTCATCCTGCAAATTGCAATTTAGTCACTCATAAAGAGAATCAATCAAAGAACAGAAAATCTAAAATAACTCTATATGAACTTTATGAGCGTATAGAAAGATTTAACAGAATTTATGGCGAGAGGTGAGGGACTCGAACCCCCGTGGGTATTAACCGATGGTTTTGGAAACCATTGCAATCGCCGCTATGCGAACCTCTCACTACGAATTCATATGGTTGATTATCACACTGTTTGTCCTAAAATACACAGAATGTCATGATGATGTTTATCATGATTCTAGTGAAAAAAACTTTCACCAAAGAGCATGAAAGACCGACATAATGCCATTATACCAGAGAGACAATAATATTGGCGGAGAGTGTGGGAGTCGAACCCACTCAGCGGCTTCTAACCACCGTCGGATTAGCAATCCGATGCCTTACCATCCGGCCCACTCTCCTAAATCTTAACTATATCGTTGGTGCCCTAGGAGAGACTCGAACCCCCAGAATTTACGTTCTAAGCGTAACACGTATACCAATTCCGTCACGTGAGCTTGATTTCTATTTATCTTGGTGCTGCCTCGTGGGATCGAACCACGTTCCAAGGCTCTTCAGGCCTCCGCTATGACCACATCAGCTAAAGCAGCATTAACTTGGTACCGAGTACTGGTTACGCTCCAGTGATTCACGATTATCAGTCGTGTATTTTACTATTAAATTAACCCGGCAATGAATTCTTTTGATAAATTTTTTTCTAAGATAACAATTACTTTAACCTGATTCTGTTCTTGTGCTAGACGAATTTTTTCTGCATCCAACTTTGCTTTGTAGTTGTTCTTAGGATCAAGATAAATCCCATGATCCACAAGATAGAAATCTGCAAAATAATTACGTCCATTGTATTTTAATGCCTTAGGACGAATCCAACGAACATTCATTTCGGTGAGAATTTCAAAACATTTATATTCATAGGAACTTTGTAAAGTCGTTGAATTTCCAAATGAGTCAATAACTTTATATTTTTTGCTTCTACCAGCATTTTCTCTATAACCGCCAAGCCCTCGTTCTTTGGCTTGCTTAGAACGTCTCTCACGTTCTGCACTAGTTATTTCTTTGGCTATTATTCTACCAGATTCATATCCATTTTTTAATTTTTCAGCACTTCTGCGAATGATGTGATTAGTTTCTTTTGTCTGACCTTTGTTCCAAGAAGTATGTCCAACGGAATAATTTTTGTAAACTCTGTCTTTGTTTTGAGGACAAGTTCTTGTATGCTGAGTGTGACTAATTTTATTTTTGCAAATTTTACCACAATACGCGCAGTTTAGACTTATCGGATCTGAAATTTTATTCCAGATAATTTTGCCGCCCTTGATGATACAACGACTGTGGTGTTTAGATAAATTATTTGTCGTGAATTCATCTTTACAATTTATACAACAGTATCTTACTTTATTGTTCATGAATATTCTCCTAATCTATTTATCACAGATAAAGAGAATGCTCTACCTTTGAGTTACGCGGGCAATTATAAAACAGGATGCTTATTTTTCAATTATAAGTTGAATTATAAGTTTGCTGAACGCATCCTAAAACTTGGACCGTCGAACAGGATTCGAACCTGCATCAGTATACAGTGATACCACTCCAAATTACCTTTGTTCTCGTTCGTAGCGAGAGAGGATACCGACGGATTGTTATTACTGGGCAGACGCTACGGATACGAACCGTTCCCTACTCTTTCACGGAGAGTAATGCTTCCAACTACACCAAACGCTGCACTGAATTTTTTGGCGGTCTTAGGGGGTAACGATCCCCACTCTTACGGCGTGACAAGCCGTCGTGCGTCCATGAACACTTTAAGACCTAAATTTGGTAGGACCAGCGAGGTTCGAACTCGCGACCAACGGATTAACTTACCACTATAGTTTTCACCACCAGATCGCTCTGTTTGTGGTCTGGACTATACCTTCATCATAGCATTTCTGCCTTAGATGCCCGCCGTCTAGTCTCTACACGTTCCCATTACTGGGCTTCGCTCGGTATCGCCATTTTACAGGGTTCACCGAATTTGACGGGTTCTACTTACAAAATTTCTTTTGTAGCACTCCTATTTTAAAGTCCGCTGCTCTACCGGCTGAGCTATAGTCCCTCTATCAAACAACAGAACACAGTGTAGCACTGTGTGTATTATTTGTCAAATATTTTGTGGTCGGAGTGGCAGGATTCGAACCTGCGATGCTTTCGCGCTAGCTCCCAAAGCTAGTGACTTGACCAGGCTAGCCTACACTCCGAGTTGTTTGGTAGGAGATGACGAGTTCGAACCAACATCGTCCTCCTTGTAAGGGAGGTGCATAACCTCTCTGCTCAACTACCCTTATATTCTCTTAAATAAGAATTTCTCTTAGTTACTTTTTTGTATCTACTACCTTTTCCCTTACTGCCAAAGTTTTCTGTTTGACTGTGACAGTTAGGACATAACAGTCTTAAATTATTGATATTGTTGTTATCACTATCTCCGTCAATATGATCTAATTGTAGCACAAGAGATTTATTATTCCAAGTATCTCCTTGCTCGCATTCAAAACATTTCTTATCAAATTTTTCAATAAGATATTTCTTTAATGTATAAGAGGAATTACTCGTGCATTTATTAGATTCAATTCGTGGAATAGTTTCATTAATCCATTTGTACTTACCTTGACAAACGTTGTCACAAAATTTGTTAATTTTGCTACGACCACTTAAATTCTCTTTACCGCAATGTAAACACGAATAGAATTTTGAATCTTTTTTTCTATCTATAAAAAAGCCTGTTTTGCGACTATGTGATCCAACATGACCACCATATTTTTGTCCAGAATCAAATGTTGCTCCGCAATGACAAATATACATAATGATTCAAGTTTCCTATAAATTTTGGAGCGGGATAGGAGAATCGAACTCCTGACTTTAGCTTGGAAGGCTAAGGTAATGCCATTTTACGAATCCCGCGTATCTAATTCTGGTTGCGGAACCTGGATTCGAACCAGGACAATGCATTAGATGTCTCAGGGTTATGAGCCCTGCGCTTTACCAATTAAACTATTCCGCTATAATTATTTATACTGGCACATTGCTATGACAGATTTTTTGTATACCTGGCCCCCACTGTTCACGCCGATATACATGGCACCCGCTTTATTTGACGGTACGAGGGCCCCCTATAACCGTACAGTCATTTAAGACTGTTTTGTGCTAGAGTAGCAGACTCTTTCGTCCACTCTCTAGAGCACACTTCATTGCAATTCCCAGCGCTGCGGCACATGGAAACCTATTGCCACGTTTGAACTTGAAGCCATTTAGCGTAAACGGCTTAAGAACCTCATCGCCATTCCACCATCCACGTTGGACATAAATATACCCGTCACGTTCAAGAGACTCACGTAACTTGGTGAATTCTGGATGATCTATAGTACTGATCGCATAACTAGTATTTTCGTAGACTAGCGCATCTACTAATTCATCTGGCGTTAGTGTTTCTTTATTAGCAAAACGACTAAGACTAGTCTTTTGTGTAACACTAGTTAAATATTCTGATTCAATTGTAAAATTCATTACGATCTCCTAACATTTCTATATACACCTGCTGACATACGATCTCCTTAATAAGAGGAGATTAGATTTTTTACAGCCGACGATTACCCTACACGGCATCATGAATAGTGTAGGCTTTACCTGGCATATTTATAAGATAATTGCCAGCATCTAACGAAGGGTGTCTTACCACCCCAAACTAATATATAGTATAAGTATATTATTAATAAGACATATATCAGCATGTGTATATAGAAAACGACTGGAGCACAGGGCCGGATTCGAACCGGCGGTTTTACGGTTTTGCAAACCGTTGCATTGGGCCTCTCTGCCACCTGTGCGTTTGGTGGTGACGGGCAGGTTCGAACTGCCTTCATTCAGCCTTATGAGGGCTGCGTATTTCCACTAATACTACATCACCAAATATAAATAACAACGTGAGTAAAGAACGTATACCACTCAACTTACGCAGACGTGTCATTGAACGTGACGGTCTACGGTGTGTCTATTGCGATGACGACTTAACTGGTGCGGAAGTACACCTTGATCATGTAGTGCCTGAAAGCTGTGGTGGTCCAACAACATACGACAACTTACAAGTTACCTGCCGTAAATGCAATCTTGCAAAAGGCGTACTTACTGAAGGTGAGTTCACGGCTAAATTACGTCAACGTGCAATAAACATACTGGCTAGACTAGGTCCTGGTTCAATATAACAGACAAGCGACCACTTCATACAGTCCAGTCGGACATTTTCTAATTTTGATGGAGGCACTGAGTTACGAGTCAGACTATGCCCCTAGTTATCGTAATCGCTAGGTAATTTCAAGTCAGACAGAAGTGTGTTCTTTATAGACGCACAACATTTCCTTTTGCATATGGCGCTGTATTTTCTCCAAGAAGATTGACCTATCGTTCTTCTCTTTACACTGCGACAGCTTTGAACTGAGAGATCGCAGTAACTTGGAATACAGCATAACTTGGCGTACATGGAGATCATTTCAATCGTCTTTCGCTCTCGCAAGAGTACCCTCAATCTTCGGGCTCATGTACATATCTTGGTGGGGACTGAAGGAATCGAACCTAATTGCCGCCACTCTGCATATTATGGCAAGTGATTTACAGTCACCCGCAGAGAACAGCCCCCAAAATTCTTTACCATATTTCAACACACTGATGGGCTTCTTTTAAGTCGAACTAACCCCGCACCCTAGTGATTTATTCCTCCCTGGTCAGAGGTTGTTTTCAATGTGTTGAAATATGGTTTCCTACTTTGCGCGACCGTTCGGAACAATTCAAGACGCACCCACTAAGCACAGTGTCCTTGATTCTCAGACCTGGGACTCGAACCCAGCACACTATCTTAGTTAGTAAGAGTGCAATCTTATTAACTTACGGTGTGAACCTATCTCTGATATTGCTTTTACCATATTTCAACACACTCGTTGCATCAGTCGATAAGAGCAGTCGATACAAAAAATGTGTTGAAAAAAAACTCTATGCTAATTGTATAAAGAACTGTGTTGATTTCTCAACATTGATGACAGTATATCAGTGTCCTGATTTATTGTCAAGAAACTGTCGGGTAGCTTAATGTGTGATTTCCACTACCCTGTTACTCTGTATCAGTCTAGGCTAATCATTGCTGAAAATTCCTAGCATCAACCTGCGTCACACTGTGTTCAGACAGTTATAACTATAACAGGACCGTGATTTATTGTCAACAACTTTCAATGATTAGATCGAAGTGCACTCGCATCTGCTTTTTGAGCCGCGTGTTCTCCGCCCTTGATTCCTAGACTAGTACTAGGGGCGTGTGCCCATTTACACTAGCACTTCGATCTAATCACTGAATTTTAAAGAACTACGCTGATTTCTCAACGTTAGAGACAGTATATCAAACTTCTGATTTACTGTCAAGTTTCTGTAGTGATCTTGATTCAACACATGATACTATCTAGATGATTCAGTAGCTGTATCGGCCGATTATCTACTATCTGTCACCCTACGCTCCCTTGGTCCTTTGGGAATGGCTTACCCTGTGCTGAATCAAGATCACTACAGATTGTTAAAGAACAGCAGTTTACGCTACTGCCAAACGAAGACCTGTGGGTTCTCAGGCTACCCCACACTAGACGTTATACTGACAACTGGGATTGTGCTTCCCGAAACATTCTGTAGCGGCGGTGGGAGTTTGTTGTCCCTCGTTTATGCCGACTACACTCAGACCCTGTTTGTTGTCAGTTCTCTAGCGTATGAATACATTATAGACGAGGCTTGATTTATTGTCAAATTACGGCAAGACCAAAATGTTGCTTCAGTCCATTAACTGAGGCATTACGCATGCCTTTCTCGATTTGGTCACGATAATCACCGTAGCCAAGAGGCGTACTATCAACAACCTCCATGCATTCCCTAACAATCAACTCGGCGAACTTATCCAATGCTGCTTGACTGATAATAAAGCCTTCCAAATCAGGATGCTTTGGGTCCCAGTATTTGTGCCTATTACATCCAGCCTCAAACGCAAATTCATCAATTCGTTCGTTCATTCTCATGCTCCTTTATTGCTCTTGTACCTTACGCAGAGTGGCGATCAGTTGGGGCAGCAGATTGATGCCAACGGAGCAGACAAATTCGCTTTCTGCTTCACCGGGTTCACCAACCCATACCTCTACCAAGTTGCTGCCGATTTGACGAGTTTGAAACGGATTGATTGTGACTTTCATCGTGTGCTCCTTGCTGTCTACTATGAATACAGTATAGCAAAGATCCGATTTATTGTCAAATGGTCTTTTCCAACCACAGACTACAGAATAGAACGGCAGTGACCAGCAGTGCTCGCATTTCCCCGTAGTTCTTGTCACTCCTTGCGAATCCTGCCAGACACATTGTTGCTACGAATCCAGCGAAATAAAAATATTCCATCATTCAACTCCTAGATAATCTTCAATATACTGTTTGACAGAAATAGCACCCGACGCTTCTTTTTCTAGACCATATGTAAGATACCCCACTTGAGCAACCTCACACATTCTCATACATTCCTGAACAATAAGTTCGGCGAACTTTTCCAAATCATAAGGTATTACTGTAGCAGTATCAACGCCATAGTTGTCAGAAGAAACATCAAATTCGATGTCAGCCTGCTTGGCCAGTTCCCGAATTCGTTCGTTCATCATTCAACCTCAAAACTGTCCAGGATCTGTCTACCGATACCTACTCGGCCCTCGTGTTCCATAATACCAGCAACAAGGGCACATTCCCGAACAATCAGTTCGGCAAGTTTATTGGCCCTGCTAGCAATTTCAGGAGCAGCATACCCTGCTTCCTGCATTAATTGATTTAATCGTTCGTTCATTTTACAAATCTTCCCCAAATAAACTTTAGACTCAAACCGTCGATCAGGCTCTGTTTGTAAGGTGTTGTAGGTGCCCAAATAATATATCCCAAAATAATACCGTCAATCCAAGCAAGAATTAGCAGTAAGGTAATTTCTAATTCAGCCATCATTCAACTCCCGTTCTTCTTACGTTGTTGGATATAGTATTCATTCATTCGCTTTTTCCATTCTTCGGGCGTTGGATCACGAAAGGAACCTTGTGGCTTACTTGAACCACGCCCGCTTTTGAAACTGTAATACGCTGTTCTAAAACTCACGATTCAACTCCGAAATGTTGTTCAAATCTTGTTCGCCATTCATTCAACCATGAAATATATTCGGTTGGCCTTTCACTTGGCTCAAAACAATGATAGCAATCATCCTCGGTTTGCTCCATCATACCGCACATTTCTTTGATAATCAACTCGGCGAACCGTTCGGCACTACGATCACCACCCCAATATACGGTAGGAGGATTGCCACCACGCATAGGATCATCTTCCGGATATTCTCGCACCATGTGAGCCTGCTGGTATAGTTCTTTTAGACGTTCGTTCATTTTTTATTCCCGTTGACAATTTCATTAATTTTTTCAACAAAGTCTGGGTTTCGTTGAATGATTTCATCAATTACATCATCAAGTTCTGCTAGACTTCTTTTACCTACAGGATTACGTAGGTGATGGATCATTTCCTCCACTGTAAATTCTGGAGCAGATTCTTCATACTTGCTCATTTGTTACTCACTCCATACTTCTTCTTCAGTCGGTTGATCTCGGCCTTGAGATTACGATTTTCGTAGTCTGCCCAACCAGCGCGATCTTGCATTTCCTTCATCTGCTTTGCGAAGTCTCTATCACTCGGTGTTAGGTCTTCTTCTGGCGTGATAATAAACTTACCACTGTCCCAGTCAAAGCCCATCTGGATATTTTTTATCTTAACAGTGGGCAATCCACCAACAGTAGAGTACGGCAGTTTGATCTTAACCACCACCTCTGGGTCTTCGTGGTGGCCATCACGGTGAGATAGTTCAACAATACGTTTTAGTTCACTGAATTTCATCATTCAACTCCTGTTTAACAATGCCTGTAGAGCATAAACGGCATCGTGTGTAGTAAAGAGTATAACATCATTTTCAATTACTGTATATAGATTAGGTTGATACTGATGTTGTGAATCATTAAGATCGTTTACCGTCTTTTCAACTTTTAGAACTACCGTTTCAGTTTTCACGATTCAACTCCAAATAATATGATAAAACATTGGGCCAAACATTGCCGCAATGATAATAACAAACACAACTGCTGATCTCCAATGCCACGGCATCATTCAACTCCAAACTTTCTTCGAATGGCAGAAGCAAGAATAATTGCCGTTTCACTAGTACCATCGGGCATCGCATACAAGTCACACAATGCCGCACATTCCTGAACAATCAAATCACCAAACTCGCGCCAATCAAAGTCACCAATGTACTCACGATCACTAGCATGTTCCTTTTTCAATCCAGCTTGTTTGGCTAGTTCTAGCATTCGTGTGTTCATTTTTTAAACCTTGGAATACCGCCTGCTGTGCCTACATATTGAAAGTTGTCTAGCACAGGAACAAGCCCGGCTAGATCACTGGTAGAATGACGGCAAATCTGTTTTGAGTCTGCACCATCATGTAACATAAAATACAAGATGGTAGTACCTTCATCAATCTGTGGCTTAAAAATGTATTCCAAATCTTCTAGTATCATTTATCAACTCCAAAAATCTTATTAATCAGTGTAGCACAGTTAACCGCGGTAGCCTTGGTTTTTCTGGCCATTTCTCCGTTATTGACTAGTTCAGCTTGTTCAGCAACCGAGTAGCAAATACCAGAACACTGCTTTACGATCAATTCAACGAAATTAGTCAAATCAATGCCGCCGGCGTTGTTTCCTATCGCGTCATGATACATACCGTGGCTGTCACGCAACATGCCGGCACGATTTGCCAACCGTTCAATTAGTTCTTTATTCATACCAGCAAACCTCCGCGGCGCTGATCACTAACAAGATGCTCTTCTAGGCTACGGTTTACACACAGCCCGCCGTCATATGTCATTGGTTGACCAAGCCAACTCCACCACTCTAAATGAGATGGTGTGAATTTAGTTCCGGTCACGTTCCATGCTTTTTTGAAGCCCTCGGCAATTCCTTCTCTATGGGGCATCATTCGACTCCGAAATGTTCCTCAATCAATGAGATAGCATACAAATATGCTTCTGGGTCTTTAGTAAAGGGATGATGCTGTTCTAACCTAGTGACACATTCTTTCACAATCAACTCGGCGAACTTTTCTTCCCACATTGCATCAAAATCATCTTGATTTGGTTGCCTGACACACCAAATAGTGGCTTGCCGTCCAAGTTCACGAATTCGTTCTTTCATAATACACCCTACACAAAATACTGTATATTACACACACTTTGTTGTATTGTAGTCAACTACACACCCTGCAGGGATACAACGAGTGTGATTTCTGAATTGTATCAACAGCATGTTGTTTTTGGCTTCACCAAGTACCATGCCACTACGACCGATATACTTGCGAACATAACGATGCATTCGGCCACTCTTACTCATGATGCTAACTACCCACACACGTTTGTTTTTCCAAAGTGCCTCTTGATATGTCATGGTATGTTGCCCGTTGATGATGTTTGGCGCGACTGGAGCGATTCGAACGCCCGACAGACCGGGTAGAAGCCGGTTATTCTATCCACTGAATTACAGTCGCAATATTGTTAGTATAAGTTAAGCTGAATTATTTGTCAAGAGAAATTTTTTGGCTCCCTGTCGTGGGGTCGAACCACGGACCAACAGATTCCGGTTTGTGTGACTTTCGCCACTCCCTGGACTTTATCTTGACCATAGCATTTCTGCCTTAGGTCCCTGCCGTCAAGTCTCTACACGTTCCCGTTTCTGGGCTTCGCTCGGTATTGCCATATGCTTTCGCACTTAGGTTTCACCGAATTTGACAGGATTTTCAACTACTGTTTCCAATAGAAGTGTCCATTTCTAAACAGTCTGCTGCTCTACCTCTGAGCTAACAGGGAATTGATTTTTTAATAACTTTTTCCTTCAAGATATCGTTTCATTCTTAAATGTCTACCGTTTCCTTTGTTTTTTCCTTTATAAGTCGGCGTTTGACTATGACAATTAGGACAAAGCAAAGACAAATTACTAATTTCGTTGTTCGTGCTGTTTCCGTCTATATGCTCTAGTTCCATAACTAGTTCTTTGCCGTTCCACTCCGTTATACCACAATTCCAGCATTTATTTCCGTATTTGTCTAAAAGAAATTTCTTCATCGTCTTTGAAGACGCAATCTTTTCTTCTATTTTTTGAAGAGACTGATAATCTTGCTGACACTTGATACTACAATATTTGTTCTTGTTTGCTCTATAATACAGAGTCGTCGTATTACAGAATATACAGTTAAAGAAACTTTTCTTTTTATCCTTGGCTAAATTATTAAATGTAGCAGAGCAGGAACTATTACAAAACGCTTTCTTTCTTTTGAAGTCATCATAAGACAGTGAAGTATTACAATGTTTACACAATTTTGGAGATTTGTTATATGCTATCTCATTGGCTTCTTTTATTTTAGCCCATGTTTTAGCAGACTCAACCGCTCCTAATTTTCCTGCTTCCGATCTATTCATAATTTTATCAAATGGTTCCCCGTGACGGTTACGCTCCGCCGACTAATGCTTACAAGGCAATCGTTATGCTATTTAACTAACGGGGAATAATTTTGGCTATATCTTTCAAATAACTAATCTATTTAGACACAGTGTAACACTACAAAATTTTTTTGTCAAATTTATTTGAACCAAAATGCATATGTAGTGCACAATATGTTCCATGCATTTACTAAAATAGTATCATCTTTCATTTTCATCTCCTGTTTTCACACTCTGTTTGAATGTGCATAGTAAAGAACACCACCGGATGCACTTTACTATATGTGAGACACCATACTAGTGTCTCACAATAGATTTCCCTTTATCGCACTCAGTCAGCCTAAAGAGTACTCGGCTGCTTCTTAGCGGTCCGGCGCTATTTCTATACCGCGATTTCCTGACGCGGTTTTATTCTGTTACAAAAACAAAAAAACCCTAGAATTTTTGGTTCTAGGGTTCAAGTATTTGTAGTATTCTACTTTAGTTCTATACTTGAACCCCGATTAGACCATCATTATAGGCACGGCTAAAGCAGGGCATAGACCATGTGGTCTGCTCTGATTTCACTGCGATAATGGAATGCTTGTGATTCATAATAGTTACAAATATATTATATTTATCAGATCGTGTCAAAACAATTGGATAACTGCGTTTTTTTGATTGTCTTATATTTTTGAGTTGTTTTCTGACAAATATATATTTTATTTATTCAATAATAATTATTGCTGTGTGTTATTGCGTTTTTTTGCATAAAAAATATGATTTCCAACAGTCATTACTTTTTCATATTTCCAATTTGGATTTACTGTTGTGTTATGAAAGAACAGCACATTATTTGGCACTACATCATTCCATGCGTTTTCAGTCAGCACTTTTCGTGCTATATCTTCAGCCTGACGATATGCTAGATTTCTTTCTGGAGTTTGTTTGCCCTCGCACACCCAATTAAATTGACAGACTGTTTTATATTGTTCACTGTCTAGCTCAACTTGATTTTTTGCATAAATTACAGCACATGGATTTTTTGCGAAACCATGTTTGATACGGTTCATTACTACTCTTGCTACCATAACCTGTCCCATGAAGGGTTCGTTGCCTGCTTCGTGGTATATATTTGTGGCCATGCATCTTAGATATTCTTTATTAATTGATGCATATGATTTAGCTTGAAATCTTTTTGACTCAATGATTGAGTATATTGCATCATTATAATCCAGTTGTTGCCGATACAGCATGCCAGAATAAAAAGAAGAGAGCATAATCACCGTGATTAAAAAAAATAAAAAATAAAGTCTACTCTTGCCAGATGTCGGCATGTTATGTCTCCTATACTATTAATTAGTTCAGCAATCGCAGTTACATATAGTTACTGTATCTATAGCATCTGTAGTACTATAACTTGCATCATCCGTGGTCACTAGATTATCTGGAACTGGATCTGTTCCTGTGTATGGAGATCCAGCAAAGCTACCGGGAACAGTGGTGTTTCCCAGTCTGACGGGTGTTGGGGGTGGATCTATCTGCACTGACAAACATGCGTTGCCTAGATTGTATCCACTGCCACTATTGACGACAACTATTTTAGATATGCTTCCATTTTCAACAACAGCTTGTGCTACTGCCCCAGACCCAGAACCACCGAATACACCACCGCATGGTCCAATTCTTACAGATGGTGGATTTTGATTGCTGTATCCATTTCCTTCGGACAGTATACCGATACTTGCTATTCCTCCGTTATTTGTCAACTCAAATACTTCTGCTGTTGCTTGATTAGTAATCACTGTATCGGGCACATCATTATCCAATTCACCGCCAACATTTATTATTCTTTGTGCGTTGCGACTTTCTCTCATCATAGCAATTAAGGATTGTCCGCCCAATAAGGTATTATCTGAAATTGCCTCAAGCACTGGTGCCTCTTGTCCGTATTCTGTTTTAAGTGCGTAATTTTCTACACTTCGGACAAAAGACTGAAATTCTGTTCCATTGATAAATCCATAAATTTCTTCATTTGTAGTAATTGCCAGTGGTATAGCTCGCTGTTCAATATATAACTGCTGTCCGATTTTATCCCAGTAGTAATTTAATTTTTCATATAACTGTGGATCTGTAGTAGTTAATTTTAATATTTCTAAATTAGCTGCATCAATCAAGTCTTGAATTGAATTTTCATATTCTGTTTCATATATGTATATCGCAGTGTATGCGTCTACTCTACTTGTTAGTGGTTGCGTGACTGTTACTACAGTGTTAGTTCCATTAAAGCTACTACTTAAAACAGTATAGCTATTTGCACCGGTTGAATTAAAAGATATTATTTTTCCACTGGTCAGTATTGCGGTCAGATTATGCTGCACAACAATTGTTGTTGTGCTAGCTAAAGCAGTTTCTTGTGTGCAAAATAAAGTGTAGGCGTATTTTGCTTCCCAGCTTGGTGCTGGATTAACGATAGTATCTTGATATCCTTTTCCACGACTAATTAGAGCCCAATTATTGTTTAATGATTTTTGATACAATTTGTCGTACACAATCTTGAGCGTGGTATCGGGAACTCTGCTAATTGTTTCTATAAATTGTTGATAATAATCGCGATACGGGTATCCGCTTGCTGCTCCAAAGAAATCACACTGTCTGTAAGTACCGCCATTTCCACTACCAAGTGCAATCAAGCTTAGCATATCGTTGACTGTTGTTAAGTTAACCGCACTGCTATCTGCGCTATTAATTAACGGTAGTGCTTTGTCTGTTACTTCAAGATTAGCAACAGTTTGTGCTAGCTTTTCGGTATTCATTAGACGAATGTTTTTAATTTGACTCATGGTCATCATGAAAGCGCCGGCAGCAATAGTCAACTCATCTGACAATATTCCCGATAGATACTCTCCCCAATTTTCTATTCTGTTGTTAACGCCAGTTTCAGTATAGATGAAATCATATACTTTGCTTGTTGCTGGATTATTAATACTGTATTTTGGAATAGTAAGTGTTCTATAACTATTAGGAAACATTTTTTGTGGGTTTAATAGATCCACAAGAGAAACTAGATTTTCAGTTGTACAATTTAGTATCAACTTTATGTTTTCCAGATCTTGTCCCCGTATTAAATCCAGAGCCGCATATATCTGTTTTTCTTGTGCAACAGATGGTATGTAAAAGCTTTCAAATATCTTACTTAATTCAATTGTTGTTAGATCGTTGTACAACAATGCCAACTTCAATGCGTCTGTAAGAGCTCCGTGCGCCTGTAAATTTAATAAAAATTTACTTGGTAATCCAAATTTATCTATATTGGACATGTTCAATGATTTGCCCAATTTAATCATATCATTTCCAAATAGTTTGAATGCTAAACTGACTCCAGCAATATCACTGGTGGTCAAATCATTCATGTTACTGAAGTTACCTTTTAGAAAAGTTTTGCTATTTACAAATGATGCAATTTCTAAATTTTTAGATTGTTTCCAATTATGACAGTGTTCAAAGCTTTTTATTATTTCTGTGTATTGATTTTTTCTTCTTGTTAGATGATCGGACCATAATTCATAGTATGCTTGTCTTGCAACTGTTGCTATAAATCCATGCTTAAAATATTCATCATATTCAATTAGATTTTTATCTCGCTCTCTTAAATCTGGTCTTGGAAAATACGCGAATTCATAAGTATCAGACCAATACACATTGTTTTCAAATTTATTTCTTGATGGCCAACCAATTACCCATCCATATGGGTGATTCCATTGATGCTCATATGAGTACGGACCACTAGTTGTTGATCCCCATGTGTTGTATACATAACTGTATGCTCCAGATTTAGGATAATCTTTCGGCGGATAGATTTCATTTACTATAGTAATATCGGAAGTAGTTACTGATGTATTACCAAACTCATCAACTGTTTGATAATTCCAGGTACCGTAACCAGCATAGCTAGTCTTAAATGTATCGGGTCTGCTGTTTCCTAATGCAGGACAATTTATTCTGTTGTCGTTTGCGCGATTAATTGGTCTTCCAATTTTTAATATATTTCTGTAGAGTTCAACACTGATTATATTATTTTTTGCGAGATTGTAGAAATTCGGAATTGATTGTGTCAGCTTGTTTAACACTGTGGAAGTAGTAATTGTTCCCTGGGTATAATTATTAGAAGACCAAGTACCCTGAAAAGAACGAGCGATATCGGATACAAAGAATACTCTGTTTTTTTGTAGTTCTCCGTAGACATTTAGTCCCAGAGAAGTAAATTTTCCCGTAAAACTCATGATACTATTACATCTTCGCTTCCCTCAACAATGCTGTGCCCGCAACTATTTCCACTAGTTATTCGTAGTACATTTGCACCTTCGCATATTACATCTGTACTAGCACTAGTAGTGCGAGCTTTCTTGTGAGGGGGATGTCTCTTTCTATTCCAGGGAGCGTGAGGAGAAATAGGACTTACATGTAATCCAACTGGAATTCCATTGCATAACACATCCGTGGCGCCGCGTTCTATAGCTCCGCCAACTTGATTTTTATCGCCTTTTCTACTCAGTTTATTTCCCATTTTTATCCTAACACTATTTTTTTACTGGTGGTTGCTATTCCAGTAGTCGCTTCAATATACTTCATTCTGATTGCATCGGCTGTTTCACAATGCATCGTGACTGTATTAGTATTTAGTGTTACTGGTTTATCATGTTCGGCAGTAAACATACTTGGAACTAAACCCATGCCTTGATGATTTGGGGCAACACTAAGTGGCTCTGATAGCAATAGAGTCGTTGCTGTGACTTCAATTACTTTGCCGATGACTTCCTCTCCCGATGAGAGTTTAAAAGTCACCACCTCTCCGACTAAATTAGAATAACTCATAACAATCTTTCTTGTAATTCTTTAAATCCACCAACGCACACATCACCAAAAAATATCTGCGGAACTGATCTGGCGCTTGGCGCAACTGCTAATAAATCGTCTCTGGTCCAGCCGTCTCCGATTTTTCTTTCTTCGTAGTCTACGCTCTTGCTCTTTAAAAGAGCCTTTGATTGCTCACATTGTGAGCAATTCTCTTTACTCCATACTATAACTTTCATATTATTCTCCTTATTTACTTAGCATCAAATATCAGGCAGCAAAAGTTTATCAACGCTATCACTTAATACTCCAATAACATAGTTCGTACTTTCAGACTCTTGAAGTGCTACCTGCTTTTTATTAATATTGGTATGTTTTGTGAACCATGGAATAGGAGTGCTTTTTGGATGCTGTACTTGATACTTGATTCCAATATCTTTTAGACGAGTGTAGGCTGTCCAATCCACAAAATCTTTAAGAATTTCGGCATTTAGCCCAATTACTGGTCCTTTCTTGAACAGATAATCAGCCCATGCTTTTTCTTCTGCAATCACAGACTCGTACATGCTGTAAACTTCAGCAGCACACTCGTCAACAACGACTGCAAAACGTGAATCTTCCTTTACTACTTGATTAATAATCCATGCAGTCCAGTCAGCGTGTAGTAATTCATCCTGTAGTATTAGACTAATAATATTACCATTGCCGATGTAGATTTTGTTTTCTACCATGGCTAGACTTGTAGCAAATGAAACCATAAAACGCAGTGCCTCAAGTGCGTAACTGGCATGTAGTGCTAGCCATATTGCTTTGATGTGATGACTTTCAGCGACATCGGTACCTGTTTCTTTGAAACAATTCAGTGTGTGTAAGGCATCATAATACTTACCAACACTGCTGGCCATTTCAACGATTTCACTCGTGTCGTGAATGGTATTAAATACATCCTTAGGGACACCATAGATGTTTCTGATGATGTGTGAGTATGACTTAGAGTGAATGTTTGTTTCAAAAAAACTCCAGTTACTAACCAATGCTTCTAACTCTGGGATAGAGATAACTGGTCCGAATACTTGTGCAGGAGCACGACCTTGAATACTGTCCAGTGCAGTTTGCCGCAATAAGTTACTAGTAAAGATATGCTTGATGGCCTCAGTGGCATCTTTATGATCCATCTTGTCTTTTGTCAATGAGATTTCTTCTGGAACCCAAAAGAATCCCCGCGCCGTATCCTCGTACTTTTGAAGTTTGGGATACTTAACTTCTTCAAACCTTTGAATTACTACCGGACCCTCTGGGTCTAGAAACATTGTTCGCTGTAGATAGTTTGTTTTCTTTGATAAATTGTATTGTTCTTTAGACATTTGATTGTTCCTTTTATAGTAATCCTGCAGTTCTACTGGTTGTCATTTTCTATATTTCCCACTCGTCAATACGATCTTACAAATATGTTCCATTCTCTCTGCATGTTCAAATGCACGCCAGGGACTAGTGTCTACTGCAACTATGCCGTGCCTGTCTATTCCCACAATGTGATTGTAGACTCCGCCATCACTGTGTAAATTTAGTGCTGATATAGACTCATCAGCAAGTACTTGACTAATTGGTGGGACATTAGGTACATTTCTCCCAACACGAGTATATCGTCCTAGTTCTGGAAATTCCTTGACTAGGTCGGCAAGTTGGATTCCAGCATACATAGCAGCAACTGTATATGTAGGATGCATGTGTAACACAACACGCACCTCAGTATCAATTTTGCGTTGTAGACCCCAGTGTAGAGGTAATTCTCCACTGGGTTTCAGTGCGCCACTTAGATCGGTGTATGATAACGCACACTGTGCATTGATGTCCCATTTGATAAACATTTCTGGCTGTAGTGTTTGCTTTCGTATACCACTTGGTGTGATATACATATGATCGCGATCACGCCAACGAACACTGGCATTACCATCACGAGCAGTAATCCAATTACGCTTATATGCTTCTTGAAATATTTCGCTTACTGTTTCTAACATTTAATTATTTCCTATAATTTGCAGCTTTCGCATTGTGATTCATCATCTTGTGTCATTTCTGTTGAGGTAGTAAACTGAACTACATTATCAGCTTCAGACAACCCTTTCTTAGCGCCCATCTTATTGATCAAACTATAATATACGGTTTTTCCACCCCAGTAGTTATACAACATAAGATTCTTTGCTACTAGCGTGGCTGGAACCTTATTACCTTCATAATGAGCGGGATTATAGAAAGTATTAGTACTAATACTCTGATCTACATATGCGGCTAGCACTGCCGCAGTCTTTAGATAATCAAGACAGTCGTTTTGATCCCACATCAATTGATACTTGTTCTTTAGTCGCTTGTACTCTGGTACGACTTGAACAAAGCTTCCTGCTTTGCTTTCTTTTACACTGACCAGTTCCATAGGCATTTCAATGCCATTAGTGCTGTTCAATACTACACTAGAACTTTCAACAGGGGCGATTGCGAGAAGCACAGCATTACGAATGCCAGACTTTAGTAACCGACTGCGTAACGGCTCCCAATCTAGACTTGGCGTAAAATCGGTTAGATCATTAACACCTTCTGCTCTACGCTCCCACGGGAAAACACCACGGCCATACCAGGTGTGTTCGCTACGAGCACATGCGCCTCGTTCCTCTGCTAGTTCAATACTAGCTTCAGTTAAGTAATATGCCTGATGTTCTATAAACTTTTTTGTTATTGCTAATCCTTCAGAAGAACCGTAAGTGAGGTTTCTTTTAGCCAGAAAATATGCTAAGTTGGTAATACCGATACCCAATGGTTCGAAATCACGATTAGCTAGTTCACTTTGAATGCTTAGAAAGTCTTGATAATTTAGTAGATTACTCAATGAACGAACTAATATACGGCAAGCTTTACGCATATCTTGTGGATTTCGAAAAGCACCCCAATTGATACTCCCAAGAGTACAAAGAGCCACTCTACCACCTTCATTAATACATTCTTTTTTTACTATTTTCATTTATTTTTCCTTATTTTTACAATTTTCAAAATGCCATCTTTTCATCTGACTAATTCCGCCAAATAATCCACAGTGCAGGCATTCTATTTTTTCTCTAGGTCCTCTAAGATTATTTTTATGAGATTCTGATTTGGGTTTTCTCATATTACGCTTATGCTGTTCAGATTTAGGAACACCTTTGGTAGACTCTGAAATTGAGTTTGCCATTTTTAGTAAAGAGTTTTTTGATAATTTTCTGCCGGTGGATGATGCTACCCTTTTCATTCTCAGTTCATTGGCTTTTGTATTGCCATATATTTCTTCATAAGTTTTACCTTTAGAAGAACTCTCAACACCCCACATTGGATTTTTATCTCCAGACATGTCTCTATTGACGATGCCTTTTATATAATTTTCACACATAGACGTATCGCCACCATCGCCAGATTCAGGTCTTATGTTAGCCCACTCATTACTTTCTACTATGTTCCATAGATTGCTGTAATAAATTCCCCATTCCTTCAATTCTTCCGTAGTCTGACATTCTCTGAGAATCTCAGTAGTAACATCATTACCGTGTTTGTTGATATGATTACACCAGTATGTTCCAGAACCCTGATACTTGAACGGGTCTTGGGTAGTTTTACCTAAATACTTTAGTCCAGTAGTATTGTGAGTTTTCTTGTATAGATACGATAATTTATGTGTTTTCATTGGTATCCCTTGTCAATTTTTCTACTCTATCTATCCATTCAGTTAGATTCCGTAGAATTTCAGAGAGAGAGGCTTCTTATTCCTATTTTCAAATAAATGTTTATTTTTCTCTCTCCACTCTAAAACTTCTCTTGGTATATAATATTCGCTCATACCAATAAGTTCTCAATATCATCATCTTCAGTCAACTCACGAACTTTTTTACGGGTACCGTCAGTCAGCAATACTTTATGTTCGCCTCTCAACGTAACTTCTTGTCCATCATCTAGCGTCAATTTTAATGTGCCCTCGTCTTCTAGTCGCTGAAATGGCTTAGTTGGAAGAAGAATTTCGCAGTTGTGAACGAGAATGTTGTTGGCAAAAAAACAGTGGGTATCTTCAACTGTTATGTCGTATACATCTGTGGGCTCTACCTGAACTTTTCTAATTTTTATCATGTTATACCTTTATTTTTCCTGGGACATAGTGATCATAAGTTTTAATGAATTCTTCTATGTTGGTTATACGGATGTTATTAATGCCGTCATTATACCATCGATGTTTGCTTGATTCAATCGACAGTTTTTCTTTTTGTGAGTTGCTTCTGTGATAAGGATTGTATTTTATGTTAGTTCCAATATGCTTATTAACTTCGTCAACCAGATCGTTGAAAGATTGATAGTTGTTTTCTATCCACTTTAGTGAAATTTTCTTGAACTCACCAAACTCTTTAGACATTTCTATTTTCAATATGTTCAGTTTCAAGTGCTCATCTTCTGTGGCTTTAGCAACACACTGCCATAATCTTTCTCTTCGATCTTGTGTAAGCTCTTTGTAGTTGTTATTGTTGGATCCACGTTGTGATTTTCTATTTTCAGTCTTTGTTGGGGATGGCACCCCCTTACTATGATGCACCCATTCTCCAGATAGTACTTTTTCATGATTTACTGACACTGATCCCATACTTTCGCGAGTTATAGCGTCAACGACTGGCATCATTCCTCTTCTTGCTTTGCTTATGCTTTCGTTTCCTATTTTTCTAAGATGTTCCATTTGTGTAAGTAACTCACGATCAACATCTGACAGATTTACTTGTCTAGCATGATTGCTAACTGCTTTAGTAAAGAAAAACTGTAGCGCCGATCCCGCTGAGTACTCATAACGAGTGCCTTTGTAGATTTCATAAAGATAATAATGACACATCAAGTGCTCCGCAAAAGTTAGTAGCACGATATTTTCTTTACTATTTGGATTGCCATCTAAATGGCCCATTGGGCCTTTTCTCTTTCTGTTTTTGAAAAGAAAGTCTGGAACTACATGATGCTTTTCGTAATAGAAATCTCTACCCTTGACTCTGTTCTCTGAACGAGCGTTATCAATTATTTCTTTATATTTCTGTTTATACATACGAATGTCTCCATACGTATTTATTTCGGCAATCAAACTTCTGAACATAACATGTCCGTCTCTACTAATTCATCTGCTCTAACATATCCGCGATTTTTAGTGAAAATTAAGTGATCGCCTGTGCATCTGATTATATTTCCTTGTTCATCTTCAACCTCGTACAATTCTGTGACTGTTTTTGTTTTTGCAGCGGCAGTCACGGATTTCCATATTACTGAATCCTGATCATAGCTCTTTACTTTTGAGTCCGTAAGAGCACCTAATTCCCACCGTTCTACAGCACTTTCAAGAGACATTTTTTCAACTTGTCCATTAGAATGTAGAAACTCTAATTGACTGTCGCCGGTCAGACAGCACAGATTACTCATGTAAATTGGATCTTCTTCAGTGTCAAATGGTCCTTGATTGATAACATTGTCAATATTGACTAGGTAAATACGACCAGTGTCTGTGCGTTCTTTTAGGATGCCATTCTTGAATATCTCTTCAGCAGATAACACTTTCTTTTTCTTGGTAGAATCTGATTCATACTTAACATATAATTCTTCAAAACGTTCTACATTACGATAGTATGCTTCGTACAAATCTGGCACTTCATGTGGATCAAACAGTGTAATATTCTCTCCATTCTTATATCGACGCCAGAACAACTTACTGACGACGACACCATAATCTAATTGTCTGACACGGGTTTCTTCTGTGCCTTGGTTATTCTTTAGCACAATGAAGTCTTCAAATTGATAATGCCAAATTGGAAGATATACTGTGCAACTTGCGTTGCGGATTCCACCCTGGGAGCAACTACGCAGATCACCATACCACTTCTTTAAGAATGGAATAAGTCCGGTATGTTTGATCTCGCCATTGCGAATAGGTGCACCGAGTGGACGAATACGCCCAATCTCTAGACCAATGCCAGCACGTTTGCTAGCATACTTTGCCATCATTTCGCCAGACGCGAATATACTGTCTAGAGTATCGTCTGCACTAATAAGTACGCAATTGTGCACACCTACCCCATTAACGGTAAATGATTGAACATTATTTACTTGCAAATCATAAACCATAATCCCATTGGCTTTTCTTTTACTTACTTCTCTTACTTTAGCAAAATACATTCCATCGACAACTTTAACATATGGATTTTTATTTCTTTTTTTGCTAATACCTTCAAGTCTAGAATTCTTATCTACCTTTCGTAAAAAGTCTAAATTACCAGATAGTCCAAGGGTTATTTTATAACTATCATGTCTGGTAATAATAGTCTTCTCGAATCTATCCTTAGATTTAATCCTATTGTTCTTGTATTCATTTATCTTTTCTGCTGTCACAACACCAAGAACTGGGGATAGATCACACCTAATCATAATCTGTGATATTTGTCGAATTAGGTGTCGGTTAGACATACCAAGACTTAGCCCATTTTTTGTAACACAACCGTCGCCACGAATAACTCCTATTAGGAAATTCTCTTGATTTTCGCGGGTTGCTTTCATTACAATATCATGCAAAGTCTTTGTGTTAAACCCATTCCCAACTAACCCAACTAGCAATGTTTTAAAAGCAGCGGAATGCACTGTAATAGAGGTTGAATTATCTGCTCGAATGTGCTTTGAAATGGGCAAATCAAAGTTACTTTTAATGATTTGTTCTATGTCTTCTAAAAACATTGTTTCTTTTGAAGAAAGCGTAAATCCTACAGAAAAATCTGTATTAGCATGACCTTCCGCTGCATAATAACCCAGCAATCTAAATAAGTCAGAATTTAGAATAACCTCATCTGAACATTTCAACACTTTATCGTCATATTCGCCTGATCTTTTGGAATGGTCTACGGTTGGTTTCCTCAAGAATCCATCATCATCGACCTGAAGATAATCTAGAATCTGTGGGAATTCAACAGAAATTTTAATTTTCTCTCGTGGATCGATATATTTTGAATATGGTATTTGAACAAAATCACCCTTCTCAATATTATCTGCACGGGTCCACTGAGGCACACTGTACTTTTTCTTATTAAAAGACAATGGATGAGATTTTTTTAGTGCCATAATCAAATGGTCTTCGGTAGATTCGAACTCACCATTCAATGAATAAACATTATTAATTTTTACCAAATATTCTTGAGGTGCAGATTGTGCTCTCGTAGCAATTACAGGCTGATATGAACCTTCATGTGTTAATACTAAATCTCCTACATTTATGGATTCAATATTTTTTTCACCATCAACAGTCCACACTCTTTGACCAGCAGGAAAACAACTAGAAAACTGCTTAGTATTAGTGCCAAGACCAGCCAACACAGGTGTAGCCAATGTGAAATGCCCTTCACTAGCACATTCATAATATTCTTTAACATACTTTAATCTTTTATCTTTTGGCTCAGCGTGAAATGCTGTAGCTGCTGCAATTGCATAGCGTACTTGTGGAGTCTCGTAAATTTTTCCGGTGCTACGATTTTGCACTAGATATTTTTCACACAGTTGAGCAATCGCCGCATATGTATATTTTTCATCTTTGCTGTGATCTAAAAACAGATCAATAATATTCCATTCTTCTTCAGTATACCAGTCTAATAAATCTGGTGTATACATTCCGTGTTCAACATTTTTCTTTACAATATCCCATAATTTAGATGGGGCGTATTCACCATAGACTTCTTTGCGTAGCATTGAGTTGCGTTGACGACCAGCAACATACTGATAATTTACATTATTTACTTCAGTGTCTTCACTTTCATCAATTAGACCTACCATAGCTTGAAGCAACAGTTGGTCAATCGTTTCTGTGGTCATATTATCGTGAAACTGAAGTTTAGCTCTGAGTTCAATCATTGATGGTGATACACCATCAATGCCTTGGCAGCAGTTGCGTACTTGTCTTTGGATTTTTGAAATATCTAGTGATTCTTTATCGCCGTTTCTCTTGATAATACTTATATTCATTTTACGCCTTTTATTTTTTACATTGTTCAGTCAAAAGTCACTTATTTAAATAGACCATAATTAATAAAGTAATAAGTATCGTCATTTCTAAGATGAACGCACATACAACATTGTTGATTTATTTTTAATGGATCTAGTAATAGACAGTGACTGATAATAAATTCTATTAGATTAATACTTAGTACGACTTCAGTGAAGTAAGAAAGAACATATTTTGCGTTGTCGTCAACGACTAAATTATGCTATTCCATGTGGTCATTCACTAGATGCATAATGCAAGTTTATGACATAGAACATCTGCTAAGTATAGCAAATTGTAATGTCACGTGTCAACTGTCAACTATACGGCGGTGAAACCGTATAGTCCAAATATCAGCCTACGGTACCTCGTCCTAGCGATATGGTTGTATCCACCGAAACACAAGATCCAGATTTATCACTGGCAATTACAGAAATATCATATGGTTGACCTCTTCTTGCTGGAATTCCAGAAAAAGTAATACTAGCATAATTAATTGGTCCAACTTTAGTGGTGCTGATAGTAGTTGTAATGTCAGAGGGTAAGATTGAACTGGGTGATAATTGCAGTGATGTAGCGTTTGCTACTGATACAACTCCGTTAAATCTTACTCCGGCTCGCATAGAAGCTAGCGTGCTGCTAGTCAGTGACGCTAATCCAATAGATGGAACTGCACACTGAGACCCAAGTACAGTGCCTGAACTCGCGCTAATATCATTTTTAGTAGCTGCAACTAATTTAGGAGTAGTAACTGGATCATTAGTAGCATTTACTTTGATGTTAAACGATTGATTTGATGTGGTTGGTGTTCCGGTAACAGTTATTACAAAGTTGTTTCCGCTTTTAGCTCCGGTCCAATTTAGACCATTTGGAAGAGTACCTGCTACTATGTTGGCAGAAGTTGCGTTTTTAACTAGAATAGTTCCATTATATTGAATGCCTCGCTGAAAAATTGAATTTCCAGATTGTTTACTCAATGTATTACTAGTTATAGAGTCAACCGTTGGAGCTGGCGCACCTGCGGCCAAAGTTACACCACTTGCTATTACCGCCGTGCTAGTACTTTCGCTGCAACTGGATGATGATTTATTGTAGGCAGTGACACTAATTGAATATGACTGTGCGGCAACAGTTGGAGTTCCTGATACTGTCAAAACAAGATTAGTTCCACTGATACCACTGACTATATTAATGCCAGTTGGCACTCCACTGAATATGACTCTAGTGGCATTTTGTATAATTACGATTTCACGGTATGCAAGACCCTGTTGAAATATATTATTTGAAAGTTGTGAAATAACAGGAGTAGAACATGGAATCAAATCAACAGTTCCAGAACTAATACTACTCGGAGTAGTAGTATTGTTATAAGATACGGTTGCACAATTTGTTCCGGCATTTGATGCAGTCAATGTAATATTATAGTTTTGTGAGCCCGTTGTTGGAGTTCCACTTAGCTTAAATTCATAATTTGATCCAACTCTGTTACCAGTTGCAGTTACTCCTGTTGGCAGACCACCCAATGCGGCAGTTGTTGCATTATTTACGGTAAAACTAAGATTAGTTGCTTGTCCTAGCGTAAATATAAGTGACGGCAAGCTGAGTGTAGGAGCCGGACCACATGCAGTAGCAGTGACTGCTACGTATACTGATTTAAGTGTTACAGTGTCTTGCGGTGCATGAGAGCTACTACAGGTGGGATTTCTAGCAGAGAGTTTAACTTCATAGGTGCCGGCAGTAGTTGGTGACCCAGAAATTGTAACTTGATGACTCATACTAGATAATGATTGAACTCCACTACTACGTAGTCCGGGTGGTAGTCCAGATATACTAAAGTCAGTTTTAGATGTATTATCAACACCGATTATAAATTCAACTGAATTATTAATTGTCAATCTACTGGGCATTTTGCGAGTGTCCCACGATGGTCTGAAACACGGCGTGGTACCTGTAATTCTACTCATATTTTTTTCCTTTTATTAATCTATTTAATAGCACATAGAATTAAATAACTTAAGTTATTTAACGGTTCCAACTGCCACAGATACATTATTTTTTGTTTTTATTGTGCATCCAGCAGCAGAAATATCTGGGTTATTTGTGGCATTTAATCTAATATCATATCTTTGATTAGCAGTTGTTGGTCGCCCAGCAAAGTTAAGTATTACTGTACCTCCGTTAGCGGATGAAGTTGTGCTAGATACTAGTCTAATTCCAGTTACACTCAATGAAGTTATAAAATTAAAACTTGCAGAAGTGGCGTTTGTTATAGTAACCGTCCCGGTATAATTAACTCCAACCTTAAAGTCATTTGGTAATAATTGTTCAACGATTGGGTCAGCACATTTATTTGGTTCAGTGACGCTACCTGCTCCAATACTAAATGGAGCAGGTAATGCAGATGTTGTAAATTCACAAATATTAGATGCAGATATTAATGCATCCCATGATTGATTTAATGTACTTGGAGTTCCACTTAGTGTAAATTCATAATTTGAACCAACAACTGCGCCTGTGCTGCTTATTCCAGTTGGTAGACCACTAATACTAGCAGTAGTTGCATTGTTAACTACAATTTTTATTGGTCCATATGAGACTCCGACTTTGAATGTAGAAGTCTCTATTCTGGATAGAACTGACGGCAAAGCACAATTGCTTACAACACTCAGAGTAATTCCGCACCAGCCACGGGTCCAGGCAGTAGTCGTAATCCCGTTTTTCGTACTGGAAGAATAATTCATTGAATATCCAGCCGAGGTAATATTTATTGTGGCTTTTTGCCCAACTTTTATTAGACCAGCATGAACTGCTGCCATAGCAATATTAGAGTCGTCTGTGTAAGGCCCACTTCCCCATACAGTACCACCAGTGGTTGCTCCAGTTACCTCAACCGATGCATAGTTTGTTTTACAGATACTGGACTTAGCAACTTGCCCACTTCCAAAACTGGAATTTGTAATTGATGTAGTAACTTTTCCACCGCCGCATGCGTTTGATGCATTTACTCTTATATCCCAAGACTGCAACTCTTGAGTTGGAGTGCCACTGAGTATAAATTCATAATTTGCTCCTGTTCTGGAACCAACTGATGATATTCCAGTTGGCAGACCCGAGATAGTAGCAGTGGTTGCATTAAAAATTACTAATTTGCCGCTGTATGCTCTGTCTTTAGTAAAAGTTATGTTGTCTAAAGAAGAAGATAAACTTGGAGTATCGCATAATGGAGGTGGATTTACTTTTCCATTTCCCCCGCTGAGATTAGTTGAGGTTGTAGTAAGCTTGCCTGATCCGCAATTATTGGTTGCATCAATAGTAATAGCATAAGTTTCATCAACTTTTGTTGGGGTTCCGCTTATAGTAAAAACATAATCTGATCCAACTCGTTGTCCTGTTTGACTAATTCCAGTAGGAAGTCCACTAATAGTAGCACTGGTTGCGTTGTTAACTGTGATTATTCCATTTTGATAAGTTTGTCCCTGAACAAACACATTTGGATTAATAGTCTGCGACGATGAAGCAGAACACAAGTCTGGCGGCAATACAGTTCCTGCACCAAGTTGAACTGAAGTTAGAGCAGTAGTGATTTTCCCCCCTCCACATGCATTAGTAATATTTGCTATAATGGTATATGCTTTAGAGTTGGCGCTAAGATCTGGAGTGCCACTCAGAGTAAATTCATAATTTGCCCCAGATCTAGCTCCGCTTGCAGTTACTCCAGTTGGGAATCCACTAATAGTTGCACTAGTCGCATTGTTAATAATTATTTTAGTCTCAGCAGCTACTGGAACTCCAACCTTAAATGTTCCTGTAAATATTTGTGGTGATGGGATATCACATTGTGGAGCAGCTAACACAGATATAGGAATGTTTAATCTAGTGGTCGTGGGAGTTTTATCTGCTGAACATGCATTTGTTGCATCTATTACTAAATTATATTGTTTACCCGCAGCAGACAAATCAGGAGTACCGCTCAATGTATATTCAATATTTGCTCCAACACGAGTGAAATTACCGATGTTCACCCCAGGCGGAAATGTAGATCCTCCAGCCCCGGTAA